GTAATCTTACCAATAACTTCGTGGTCATTAAAAATCACAAAATGCGCCGCATCTTTAGTTCCTGCAATAGGTACTGACCAACGGTCTCCACCCCATCTTGGCACTCTAATATAGTCACCTTCTGTAGCCCAAGCACCTTCCACCCACTCTTTACCGGTTTCACGGTTTTTAAATGCAAGTGGGCCTAGCTTGATTAATTTACATACTTGGGTATTCCATTTCTCTGTATCTGTTGTCTCATCAACTAAAATAATGCCACTTGCTGACGTTGTTTTAACTGTTTTGACTTGCACAAGAATTCGTGCGCCTAGCGGGATTACACCTGGGTCTACTGCTGGAAATGCTTCATCTAGCGTCATACGACACTCCTTTTAAAAGTTAATTATCGTCCTTCTCTTCATTGGCAATAATATCCAAGGCTTCTTGCAAACCATGCCAAATACCCACATTACGCATATACCCATCAAATGTAATTGCTGGACTAAGTACAAGCGCTTCTAAGTATTCCTTTTGTAAATCTAATATCTTTTTAGTTAATGGATCAACCATATCTTGCCCTATAAAAACATTGTAACAGCAGCTTCAATTATCAATTCGTCTTCAGCTTCTATCTCTGCCGCCTCTTGTGCCGCTTGCTGGAGGACTTGTAAAACCTTCTCCTCTGCCCACATGTCAACAGGGCTTGTTTGCACTAACTCAATGAAGATATTATAAGCCCAACTAACAGCTTGGCGTCTATTTATTTTGGTACGCTTAACGGATTCTATTGGGGCTGATGTTTTAACGTGTTCTACATTCGTCAGTTTTATCTTTTTCTTACGGTTTTTCTTTGTGTCCAGTACTAAAACAGAGCCATCTTTGTTTTCTATTAGCTTACTAAGCACAACCTTAATAGGTTCAGCGGCTTTCTCTTTTTCAGTGGGTGGTGCTAGCATCCCGTTCAGCTCCGCTGTTATTTGTGTTAACCACAACCTACAAACCCCTGATCTTTTTGGCTCGTTAGGCGGGTTTACTACGCCCCAACTATTGAACCAACTAGCGCCCCAACTAGTACCCCAAGCACTCGCCACTTAAACTGGTCCCCAAGGATCTAGTTCTGTTCCTACTCCGTCCACACTAACACTATTCACCTTAACAATGTTCACGGGTACGATTGCCACTTCAATCGCGGCAACAATATCGGCGGTCGTAGGGGCAGCGTCACTGGTTAAGGTTCTTGTGACTGATGCCCAAACTGCAGCGCCTAGCGCCGTGTAGTCTACCCCGCCACTTGAAGCTAACGCTAATGAGTTACCCGCCGTACCTGTGTCAGGGTAATTAGCAAGTATAGCTGTCCAAACCAAGTCACGAATACCTTCAGGTGTTAAATCGCCATAGCCCCTGATATTAGATGAAATATCCATCAAGGCTGTATTGTTGGCACTAATACTGCCTGACGCTAGAAGTGTTGCGCCCAAGTCGGCAAGCCCTGCGGCTGTAGCAACTACATCGCCGCTACCAGTAATATCAGCTACCATACTAGCTAATGCATTGGCAGAAGCGCTTGAAATAGTGCCGCTTGCGGTTAGCATTGCCGCAATTTGAACAATCAAGCCTAGACTTGTAGGGGGTATATTACCTTCACCGGTGATTGTTGCATCTATGTTATAGCCACTTTGCCCTGTTGCAGAGGTTGCGCCTGAACCAGTTAGTGTATTTCTAGCAGCGATTGCCCCTGCTTTTTGCGGCATCATCCAACCTTGTGGATGGCGATAGCCCGAAGGCAAGCCAACTTTATCATCGGTAATGCCTTCACCTGCCGTTATGTTCCTAATACGGTTAGTGAAGCCACGCGGTAATGTATGCGCGAAAGTAGATAGGTAGGCAGTAGCACCAAACGATGCTACCCCTGCACCTACAAACATTCTGCCATTACAAAGTAACGCCATTTAATTAGCCGCCATAACCATAATCAAAATCTACGTTTACCGTACCACCCGATGTTGTTGCACCAGTTTGGAATAATAAGAATTGAATATTTGCCCCATCAGGGATTTTACGCATTGATGGTAGTGAGTTCACAAAGTCCATCTTGCTATACAAACCAGTTGCAGGTAGTGGAATAGACCATAAAGGTTTACATAAACCAACAATCACTGAGCCTGACGCATGAGCAGTACCAGCCCACACTAGGGATACAATGTCACTCACGCCAGTATCACCAGCCGCAAGGGGTAAGAATGGATTATATTTATTTGCCGCAGCACCAGTGTTAAGCAAGCTGCCTACAGGTGCAGAAGCCGTTGATGTGAATGTAGTGGTAGCCTTTGCTGCACCAGCGGTATTAAGATAGTTTACAATGCAAGTAGGGGCATTAGCGCCCATTACCGTATCTACTGCTACAAACATACGCAAACCAGCACCGTTAGCGTATCTATCGCCCTTACTTGCTGTTGCACCGATTGCTGTCATCGTTACTGTTTTAGTGCCTGTTGTTGATACGTTTGTTGTTGATAGCGGAACAAATCCCACCAAGTCAATCGCCATGACGTACCATGGTGCACCAGCAGCCGCTACTGCACAAGCCCCGCCAGTTAAAAAGTGTTTAGTGGCAGGGCTTACATCACCACCTGTGTAAACTGTACCCTCTGACCAAGTATCATCTGTAGGCACGTAAGTTAAATCCGCACCTGTGTACGTTGCGGCAGGAGGATAACCTGCATGACCGCCTAACAATGTCCACGAACCTGCTAATTGTGCCGCAGATAGAGTTTTAGTCGTTGTTACTGTATCACCCTTGCCGTTTACCGTTAATTGCGTGATTAAATCATCTTGGCTTGTCCAACCCATATACTTCTCCTAATTCCAAACAGTGTCTAATTGACCGATAAGCTGAGATGATGCAAGCGAACCTGCTGAACCTCTGGCAAAAATGTTTAATACTGCACCATCTTTAATCTGTGGCGCACCTGCACTATCTATCACTGATATAAATTCATTTGCCGCACCATAAGCAACACCTGTGGTCGTTCTGCACTCTTGAGTTACATAACCAAAGAATAGTGGCTTAACAATGACTAATGCCATCAATCCGCCACCAGCACCAGTAAATGTCACTGACTGAATAGATTGCACTCCACTATCACCAGCCTGTAATAATAAAAATGGGTTATAACTTGCACCTGTACCACTAGCACCTACTACCATTCCACCACCACCTACAATGAATGTGCTATTTACTTGACTTACCCTACCTGCTACACCGTCTTGATTCGTGTAAGTGAATGTAAAAGTACCGATTGCTGACGATGCTGACTGACCAACGGCAACCACTTGACCGCTAGAGTATCTAGGGATAGGTACTGGATTTTCCATTAACTGTTCTTCACCAATAGCGTCAGTGTCAATAAATGGATAGTAAAGCAGATAATCACATAGGATTAAGCTCTGTCTAGCATTGGCTGTGTTACCAGTGTTAGCTGTCATTACATTAAGACTTTTTAAATGCTGTGTCTTAGGTGAAACATTAGGAACGTAAATTCCTCTAATCGCCTCAACTACTGCCGAAACAGATGGTGACGAAGCGTAGAAGTTAGCACTAGGGCTACCTGCAAAATAGCTGTAGTCAATCCAACCATTTGTAGTAGTAGCCGCAGATGCCACCGTTTTCCTAAATTGGGTAGTCCAAGTCTGCCCTGCTAAATCAGCATCAGCATATTGAGCTACTGAACTAAACCCTGACATTAAGACAATGTACCTTTCCCAAGTAAATTAGCACTTAAACACACCGGCCTGTTAACCACGTTAGGAACTTCCTCAGATACCAACTCAGACGAGTCTTGTACGGTACTCCGTTCATCGTGCCGTCCCCTGTGAGCAGACTCTTTCTCGGCGCATTTATCTTTGCTGTGTTGTGCTTGCATGATCGCCTTACCTCACCTTTAGAGTTAACTTTAACTTTTGCCCCACATTCATCACATGAATATAGGCGCGGATATTGTGGGAATAGCATTATGTTTCTGTGATTACTAAAGCGTTAGCTAAGAACTGAGGCGTGATACTTGCTGAAGCACCGATAGTAATAGGTGAATTCAATGTGCCGTAGTGCCATACTGGAGTTGCACCTGATATTGTTGTACCTGTTGATACAGCCGCTAGTACAGCGCCAGTAGCACCTGATTGTGGGAACTGAAGTAGGGCGGCATTATTTGTTGAGCCTCCACTACCTGCTACCCATCCTGTAGAACGCGCCACTGGCTGTCTAGCGTAGTTGGTGTAAGCTACTTCGTTCTCTGCTTGCGAGTTTGTTGCCGCTGTCAGCGTTGCGGTATGTAAACCAACATATATATTAGTTAATGGTGTTGATGCGGCATTGTCGGCTACTGTAGCCCATGCGGTTGCTCGGTACATTAAGTTTAAAATTCTATTACATGCGTCTGTACTTTTAGGCATTATCTACTCCTGGGTTAAAGATATTGCGCGACCTCTAGCATCACGCATAACGTTGATTGTTTTAGGTCGTGCTAACTGCTCTAATACTGCTTGCATTATACCATTGTCTTGGCTATTAGTTTCTGTTGACTTCAGGCGCTCAATTTCAGCGGTCAATTCTAATATACGAGGGTCTTCTACGTCCACCTCTTTTAGTTGCTCAAGCATCAACTTCTTAGTGAACTCAATCTCTTTACGCTGTAGCTCAGCCACCTTGAGTTGGTAGTCAATCTCTTGTTTCTCCCTAGCTAATTCAAGTTTCTGTTGCTCAGTAGCCGCCTTGCTTAGCATATCTTGTGCTTTTAACTGCAAGGCTTCCGCTGCTTGTTTAAGCTTCTCAACCTCTTTAGCATTAGTATCCATTTGTTTTTGTAGCGCCTCTTGCGCAGCACTTTGCTCAACTGTTTCCTTAAAGCTAAGCTCTTCAGTATGCGCCTTATGCTTAAAGTCTAACTCGCCAGCATCTTTAGCTTTTTGGCGCTCAATTTCAGCCATACCAATTTCACGCTGTACTTGTACTGCTGGATCCAGTGGTGGTTGTGGCATAGCCCCTTGTAATAGTTGCTGTGCTTGTTGCAACATTGCCTGTATTGGCTGAAATAATGCCTGGCTACCTGCTGATACTTTAGCAGATACTGCTGCAAGCAATGCATCTAACTGACCTTTGTCAACAGCCTCAACATCGCCAACTGCATTAGTCGCCACCTCGTTACAGCTATCAGCGTATAAGAACGCAATGTGTTGTGAGATGTGCTCTAATAACTGTGGGATTGCCTTAGCCGCAACCAGTGTATTGGCCCCATAATTTGGGTCAGTTGCAAAGCGTAAATGCGACTCAATATGTGACATATGGTCTTGGTGTGGGAACACTAATATCTCATTGCCAAGCATAGCAGTGACATTCTCTGCCAATGCATTCATCTCAGTTGGTTTATGCTGCGCAGGCAGAATATCATCTAAGTCATCAACCTTCATTAATGTTAGCGCTCTGCGGTGAACCTCATTTACATTGTACTTAACACCTTGCTGCTCACCCACCTGCATCAATTGCATTACTGCCTGTATTTGCGCATAACGCTGCGCCTCGCTGAATATATTAGGGTCAGAGACTGGTATAATATCTGTTGAGTCTTCAAAGTCTGCGCGATAGATAATATCATCGCCTAAAGCATCAATAACAGTATCATCATCCAATACATCTTTGTCAATCCGACACACAATCTCTAGCAACTTAGCCATACTGTTATGCAGGCGCATATGAATAGCTGAGTAGTTGATCGAGCCTTGCTCAATTAAGGCAAGCGCAGTACCTACCGGCATTTGGTTACTTGCATCAGCAATTTTCTCTTCTGCTGTTGCAACAACCCCTTTAGCTGAGTTTGTCAGCCAGTCTAATAACTGGAATAGCACTTGGCTTGGTGGATTGAACGGCATTGGCATGATCAAACCACGAATGTCATTCATACCTACTGGACCATCAATTTCTTGAATTTGGGTGATTTCTACCTGTTTTGTCTGGCCAGTTAGTCTTGCGCCTTTCAATTTCAGAGCCGTGGGCGCATTATTAACATGCGCTGAGTCTAATAGTGCTCGTAATGCGCCGGTGAGAGCCGCAGCTAGCCCACCGATCAAATGTGGTAGGCCTATGGCCATAGCACCACGCCACGGAATGAATTTAAACTCAACCATCCAGTCTAATTTGTTAAAACCAGTGTCTTTTTGATCCCAGTTACGATAAATAGCCAATACGGTGCTCAATGACTCATCAATTACCAGCACATACGGCGCTAATTTACCGCCTGTTACCTTATCAAAGTCAAATTCAGCAAAACATGACACTTCGTACACGGTACGGAGGCCATCTTCATTATAAGTTGACGCATCTTTACCTTCTACCTTGTTGCTGGCCTTTTCAGACTTAGTTTCATCAGTATCAATGGCAATACCAGCCTCAACATCGCGGTAATAGCCACTATCAATCCGTTTATTGAAGGTTTGCTCAGTTAATTCTTGAATATGGGTAACACGCTGCGCTGTATAAAAGTTTGATGCAGCAAAAGGTACCAGTAACTTGTCAATTGGCACAAATTCAAACTCAGGACGTTTTTGCTGACCATGCGGCAGCACTTTCATATACTGACTACCACCGAGAGGTAGCTGGCTTAGCATCTGCTCCATCTCAGTAAAGAACTCAGGACACTGTTTTGTCAGCTGCCAATTAAGAAAATTACGTTTTCTGTTAGCTTTTTTGAGCTTTTGACCGTCTGTTTTACCTAAAATCTTGGTTTTTACGGGCCCATTTGGCGGACACAGCTCTTTAATGGCACGCGCAGCAAAATCTACACAGCCTTCAGCTAAAACTGGATGCACCACACGCGAAGCACCGGTAAAAGTAGCGCCGCCAGGGGCATCTTCACCTAAACCTGTACGGCGAATACCCTCTTCATACTGCTCATCGCGCTTTTCTCTTGATTTTTTGTCGCGGTCAATAAATTCTAGGTACTCTGTGGCAATATTACCTAGCTTTGACGTTGTTAAGTCCTCTGCGAGGTTTACATCAAACGCTTTTTCAACTTCCTCTTCGATTGCCTCAAAAATAGTAACAGAACCATCGTCATTCTCTACCATTTCCTCCTGTTTTTCATCAGCCCAGTCATCTTCTGTCTTTTCCTCAAGAAAATCATCCACCATTGGTGGAATAAAGCGGTTAAAATCTTGTGGGATAGGTAAATCTGCCATAGTAATTCCTTATTGTCTTGCTCTAGCTGATTGTAGCATGTTATTGGTATTCCATTGGACATTAAGTGGCCCATTTGATGTACTTTTTGGATTAATTAAGTTCATACCGCCAACCATGAAGCCGTTAGCACTAGGTACTATGCCGCCTTGCGCAAATTGTTTAGGTTTATTATGGCATGCGTAGCCAACCAAGCCTCCCTCAGCCCGCTTAAACGGCTTACCACGGTCTAGCACCATTTGATTAGCATCTGGATCAAATTTCATGCCCATTTTGTCGTAAAAGTTATACGACTCATACGTCGGGGTTAGCGAAATACGCCCGGGATTTTGGCTTCTAATTTCATTCAGTAACTGCGCGCCAATACCCCCACGATGCGGTGCAGTAAAATTACCTAGCCATGGGATGTATACATCACCGGGCTTAGTTACTAAGTCTGTGAATGCTGCAGCTGACTTAGGGTTTTGTACCATTGAAAACCCTGCTTTTGGGTCAATATTACCGTCTTTGCCCATAATACCCGCTAAGTATGTCCGCAAGTCGTCTGCTGTATGCCCACTTTCTAAATCAGCGCGTAGCCCGTTATGGACCATACTTTGCTGCGGATCTAAACTAAAGTAGGGCAAACCTTGTGCGTCCATCTCAAAAGAACTAAATCCGCGCTGTTTTGGGTACTCGCGAAGCATGGTCAAAGGGCCAGGTGTAATAATACGAGCATCAGTTACCTCTTTTGCAGCTTCATCTATATGTGAAGGCGCTTTGTACAGCATTTGGCGTACTAAATTCTCTACACCTTCAACCCCTTTTCTAACCAAGCCGCCTTTTGCAAAAGGCAACCCATACTCGTTTAAATTTTTACGTACCTCATCA